TGGTGCGTTCGCCCATCCTAGCACTCCGGCATTACATTCGTAGATGCCAGGTTTTGTTAGGTCGTTCCAATTACGAATGTTGCTTGGAATGGTGGCGCCTCCTGCATACTTTCCTAAACCATGCGCCTCTAAATCGTTCCCGTGGGCTTGGATAGCTTGTTTGACTTGCTCGGCAGTCTGCCCCTCGTTCACGGTCACGTTCAATCGCACATCGTTTGCGTTACTGTATCCGAATGCTACCGTATTACGGATTGTGCTAGGACCATTGTTGCCCATAAGGGGCAAAGTTTGAGGTTCATCATTTTTCATCGCGGAGAATAAAACCGTCCGCCCTGCCTCATCTTGCATGTAGAATCCGATTTCACGAATAACAAGGCTTGACCCTGTTAATGTCTTATTGCTCGTCACAATTTTAACCTTGCAAGTACCCTCTTCCGGGTCTTGGATAATCTCCGAAATATCCGCCCGGATTCGCTTATGCGCAAGGTCTGTTGCGGTTTCGATATTTGCGAGATTACCGTCACCAATCCAAACCTCTGTAAAATTCAATTTTAATCGACCGGCTAGCGCTTTTGCGCTAAGCTCACGTCCTTTAGCTGTTAGTATTGCCTGACTCCATGCCATGCTTAACTCCTCCAATCGCCTAATTCATAAACCATAGTGCCGAATGTAAACTCTTCACCAGATACGTCATTATTCGGTGTGTATGGAATCGGAATATCTACGTCTTCCGTCGCCATACGCCCACCTGCGAAGAATGCTACACTCGATAAGCTCACAATATCAATGCCATCGAGTTTTGACCGTACATTCTTCACGAACTCTACGAGATCACGTATTTGTTGTAGTTTTGTATTGTCGTAGTTCTTATTACTCGTGATTTGGATTTTAAAATGATACGGCCTTCCATTGTATTCCCAATTCTCCACAATTTCCGCTTCATCACCGATTAACTTGACCATATCTTCTACAACGCCTACAGTGCCCTTCTTTCGATGCCAAGCTATCGATTGATAGACGAGCTTTTCGCGCTCCTCACGACTTGCCTGTTGGTTGTAAAAGTCTACGTGCAAATGCCAAGCTAATTGATCAAGCAACGCATCGGGAAGTTCCTTGAGATGTGGTAGCATCGTTAACTGCTCCACGTGCGGTGCCAGAGCCAACAATTCATCCGTGAATAACTTGAATAAGGCTTGCACGTTCTCATCATAGCTAATGGAAGAAGGCAGTGTACTTGTTACGTCAATTACCTTACTCATCCTCGTAACCTCCGTAGTTCACTGTTTTTGTTCCGAGCCTTGCAAGCTCGACTTTGTAACCATCTGCCTCAACACCGTTCTTGAGTTTTGTAAAAGTTGGGGCTATCACTTCAACACGTTTTGCCCCTGCTTTCATTACACGGTGTATCAGCTCGGACGGGTTAATGTCACGTCCTACTGTTGATGTCTGCCAAGTAATGTAAGCATTTACCGCAAGCTCTACATCACGTTGAATCGTTACTGCTCTACTTGCATCATCTTTTGTGATATAGTAGGTCATATTGACGTTGTAGTCCTTAAATAATGGCGTTTCAACGCTCACCTTATCGGTAAGAGGTCTCACATACTTATGACTTACGCTTTCCAATATCTTGCCTTTCAACTCTTCGTCCGGTAGCTTGCCGCCTTGTAGGATTGGGTATAACTGCACCTTGCCCTCACCAGGGCTAACCACTGTAACCGACTCGATGAGCGGTGACGTTTTCTTGACGTGGAATTGGTATGCCCCCTCTGACCCTGCGCAGGAGAAACTTTCCGGCGCTTCATGAATGCGTTCGCGAAAATGGTCGTCGGTTTCTACATTAGCGCCGCCTTCTGTTATTGTCGTATTCCTTACACTTGCCACAAATGGAAGCGGATCAACTAATGTTTTAACGACACCAATTTGATAGCCATTGCCTACTTCTCCGAATGTCTCGCATTCTGCCTTAACTGTAACACTGGTCTTACCTGCTGGTACCAGAGTATTTTCAACGGTGGAGAATACCACGTTATCACCAGCCGTGAACCGTGTTCCAATGGGAATAATCATGTTACCTTCGCGAACGGCGGAAAGCTGTATTTCCATTGTTGTTACTGCTTTAGAGCTAGGCAACCGCTCAACCCCTAAGGCAATGCCAATGTGGTCAAGGTTCGCCCCTGTTGCATAAGCGAGTAGGTTCTGCTTAGCTGACTCGTTAATGGCATTCAATAAAAGTATCACCGCGTTAGCGATTACTAGAATAAATAGGCGGATAGGGTCAGCCCTTGAAAGTGTCCTTCCTGTTGTCGCCGTATACAAGGCAAGCAGTTTCGCCTCAACTACTTCTTTATTCGCATCTACGAACTCAATATTTGGTAAGTCTGTTACTTTCATCGACTTCCCTCCTTAATTCTAATCGTCGCCACTATCTCGGCTTTACCTTCTGCATTCGATGCGATGTCTATCTCACGTAGTGAAACACGGGGTTCGTACCTTCGGATGTTGTCTAAAATATCGCTGTACACCCTCGCCCTAAATCGAGGGGATAGCGGTGTATCAATAATGACTCCATCAATGCCAAACTCCCTATCTAGGGGGACCGTGAATTTCGTGGTTCGCAAAATACACGATACGTTCTGTACGATTTCGTCAATTTCAGTCTTAGGCGCAAAGTCGATAGGCTTGACCTCATCTGCCGTACTAATTTGAAGTTCCACCGCTATCACCTCCTACATCCTCAGCTGATTCCGGATATTCTTGTAAGGAAAGGCTTACATCGACCGATATAATTTCACCTTTTCGGTCGACGTAATTAACCACCTCATTGAGCGATGTAATTAGCCATTTATGCTCTGACACTGGTCTACCTCCAATGAATAGATTAAACGCAGCTCCAGTATCTCGCATCTCCCGTAGGTCTTCAAGTTCCCGTAATGGGTTAAGTCCTAAGCCTTTCGATAACTTGATTGTAAAGTCTATCGTCTCTAGTGGAGGCGCGATAAACTCTACTCTTGCTTTCCCGCCAATAATGTCGTGTGTGCCTAATCTTGGGTCGCCCTTACGGCTATAATCAAAGAACGTCCTAACTTTACGAGAGGACGTTGTAAAGGGGATGTCCCCCATATATCCAATATCTGCCATTTCATCCTCCTACAAATACATTAGGACTTCCTTGCGCCAGAGTTCCGCCACAACTTACAGGGTCTCCGATTCGCCCTGCTGGCTTACCATTGATGAATACGGAACTGCTACCGCTTGCAATCGTTCCTGTATGCGGGCTATGTACGGGACAACTATGTGGTACATAGGCATCGCCTACCCTTCCTGCGCCTTTACCATTCACAAATACATTAGTACTTGCACTAGCGAGGACAGTCGGTGGGCATGCATCGTGCCCTGTATCTAAATCCCCTAATCTTGTTTGATTCATTCGCTCACCTCTAATTCAACCGAATTTCAGCGCCTGTGATGGTCACAACGCCTGTCGCATGAATTGTAAGATTACCACTGCCCCGGTCATGCTCAACGTAGGAGCCATCGCCAAAATCGATACGGCGAATACCGTCGCCACTCTTCACAGGTGCATCCTGCGTTGAGAAGTGAGAGCCTAGGACGTAGCCCTCATTCACTCCGTTGCCATTGCTATTAGGCAGGAACAAGCACACCACCTGCTCGCCTACATCGGGTAGCCAATAGTCTTTCGCTTGCTGACTACCTCTGTTAAGCACTGGCAGCTCTGCACTAACTAGGTTCTCTTTGCCGTCGAACACTACACGCACCGTCATATTAGCCGTATTCTTAGAGGATACCACGCCAAGCCTTATTAAATTCCTAACTACATTACTGTCCATCAGTATCCCTCCAAACATCGTCTAATATCTACGCTACATGAGTAAGCGCCTGAAATATCGTGCCCGACTTTCGTCATTATGTATTTACCATCGAAATAACCGAAGCCCTCTAGCTGACATGTAATTCCCGCCGCTAGGCTAAAGTTACCGCGTAAGTTGAAAGCTCCTTTAATCTCACCCTCATTCTTCTTTCGCAGTTCTTTTTTTGCGACCCTTACCGCCTCGGCAACATCCTTGACCTGCGTATGCACGATAAGAGTTTTGCCTGTTTTCTTATTCGGGTCTTTGAAGGACCCTTCAATCAGAGCTTTCTTCTTGCCCACTTTATGTGACACCTTACATTCTTTATATACGTCACGGATTGCTGTCGTTAAGGAATAGCTTTCAAACTCTGTGATGAGTTTAGGGCTTTCTTCTCCAGGCTTGTCCTCTTTCTTGGGCGGAATGTATCCGTGCTTCCTAAATATCAACTTTGCAGGCTGTGCCTCATATTTGACCTTATCAAATATAACGATGCTATCGTTGAATACCTTAACCGATAAGCCGTTATCACTGCATAACTTATGCAGGAAAGCAAGGTCAGATTCTTCAGACTGCTCCGCGCGATCAAGTTGAATCGTTTCACTAGTATCGTAGAACAATTTCACCTTAGCGCCATCCGCTATATCTTGAGCTATTTTTTTTAGTTCGACTTTCTCCCAGCTCCTCGAATGCTCGACCCCTCGGAGTGTTGTCGCATTTGGCACGGATACGGCTTTAATCGTCACCTCGTTCGGAGCACTCTTTAGGTTTACTTCATCTATTTCAAATAGACCTAATTCTAGTGCCATAACCTCTTGGTCGGTACGCTCCCAGCTAGTGCTAATTAAACTGATATCGAGTGTTGCGCCTTTCTCCGGCATCCAATCGGATTGCCAAAGGCTCGCCCTATCCTCAAGCACGATACTCACGTCATCTGCCGCGCCGTCTAATTCGTCATTATACGAGAAACTTTTGAGGTACTGTGAGATATCTTTCGAAATATCCTTGCCGTTATATTTGATTAGCGTGTTAATCTTCGCAGCGTACTGTATCATCATTTCCTCCACGGTGGTAAGCGGTTAGGTTGTGCTCTCTCGACGTCAGGGCATTTCAATACAATATCGGCGGGGAATATCCAAATGCCGTGATACTCTTTATTAGCTATCAATAAGGTGTTCATATGCCGCTCGTGTCCGTAGACCTTGCGTGCAATGCCATCCCACATGTCGCCTTGTACTGTTGTGTATTTACGCAAATGACTTCCTCCTTCCGTCATTATTTAATTCCTCTAACATCGATTTTAAGCGCTCCATCTCACCACGCACTACTTGCCCAATCATATTGGCATCTCCATTGCCTTGCACTTCGATAGTAGGAGCAAATGTCACGTTTACCGCACTATTTGACGTACCACCAGTCGCAGGGCTAGTGCTAAACCGTTGTGCAAGATTTGAGAATCCGCTAAGCCTACCGCTTTGACTATCGCCATCTTGCACGTTCATACCTAGCATGGCCCCAGTTTGTTTCCACAAAGATATAGCACGTGCACTGCCGTCAATTGGAATTGCAGCCTCTGGCGATTCTTCAGCAAATGTCGTAAGGAACGCACCTTGCTTGTAAATACCTCCAGTCGCATTGGCCTCGATAGATTGACTTTCACCATTCCCCGATGCACTCGCCTCAACGCTTGCCTTGATAGGGGAACTAAATAAGCCTTTCAGCCACTCCCATTTCCCTCCAAGCCAATCGATTAAGGCTCCAAACTTCGACCGAATACCGTCGATAAACTCATCTAACGCTTGCCTTGGGTTCTCCCAAAGCGTTATAAACCACTGTTTCACCGTTTCCCAATTCTGCACAATCCAAATGCCCGCAGCAATTAGCCAGCCAACTGGCCCCGTCGCAAAAATAATAATAGCTGTCCCAGGGCTTTCCCACATACTTGCAAAGAAGGCTGCGATTTCATCCCAGTAGTTGTAAAGTACTACACCGATAGCAATTAGCGCAGCAATACCTGCGATAACAAGCCCTATTGGGTTTGCCGTCATGGCTGCATTCCATGCCCATTGAGCAAGGGTCATCGTCCCCATGACTGCTCGTCCTGCAATCATAGCCGCGTTGAATAAGCTTTGGGCGATTCTAAATGCTGTTACCGCTTGTTGCCCTGCGAATATTGCAACCTTGGCGATACTTACGGCCGTCATGATTGCTGTAAATCCCAGGGCAATTCCGTAAACGGCGCCACCTATTGCGGGGTATTGCGCAACAAAATCAGCAACCCATTTCACAACGCCTGTAAGCGTCTCCGCTGTTTTAGCGAGAGACGGTAATAGTGCCGATCCCAATAAGATTGACAATTTAGATACAGCATTCTTCATGAGTTGCATTCCATTTTCTGCAGTTTGCGACCGTGCCGCATACTCTGCTTCCATGGATCCTGCATAGTTCGCACTATCAGCTACCTTATCGAAGTTACCTTTTAAAGCGTCCAAATTACTTAGCAACGGTGCGATAGCTCCAATGGATTCCTTTCCAAATAAGTCTTTTAATACCGTCGCCTGCTCGGACTTATCAAGGCCCTTAATTGCATCAAGCACATCTAGGATTGCCCCTTTTGCGTTAGTCTGCATGCGCTTTGACATGTCTACCGCACTAAAACCTAGCTTTTCAAAAGCTGCAGCTTGGGAATCGGTAGCACCTTCACCTGCGACCATACCTAGTATGAAATTCTTGATTCCAGTAGCCGCAACATCTGACTTGACGCCAGTTGAAACCATAGATGCACCTAGTGCAGCAATCTCTCCTGACGCAACGCCACCTACTTCCCCTAGCGGTCCTATGCGCGTAACAACGTCCGAAATCTTATCCGCTGATGCTGCCGTTGTATTTCCCAGGTAGTTAATCTTATCCGACAATTCGACGACTTGCGATTGGTTCATTTTAAACGCAGTACGCCAAGTTGCCATCATATCCCCTGCTTCTTCTGCTGATATATCGAAGGCCACGCCCATTTTAGCTGCAGACTCGGCGAACTCAAGTAACTCTGATTTGTCGATACCCGCTTGACCACCTGCAGCAACAATTTTAGAAATCTCTTCAGCAGTCATAGGGATTTTGGTGGTCATATCGAGTATATCGTTGCTCATGCCTTTAAATTCTTCGCCGGTCATATCGACTACTTTCCGTACGTCTGACATAGCCGACTCAAATTTCATGGCATCCCTGATAGGCTCGGCCATAGCATAGGTTGTTGCGCCCCATTTCATGGCATCCATCATCGCGCCTTGGCGCTTTTCGCCAAGTTCATCAAACTTAAGCTTGCCTTGTGCAGCCTGCAATTGTTGCGATTGCACGGCAACCTGTCGCATCGCATTTTGGTAGGTATCCAAATTAATAACACCTTGCGCCACTGCTTGATTCAATTCTTGTTGCTTGGCTTGTAATTCTTGTTGCTTCTGGCTTAATTGCTTGGTAGAGTTCTGTGCTTGATTTAAATATTTTTGGGCGGCATTAAATGACGATGCCAAACTCCCAGCGAGAACAGCGCCGATTGCGAATGAGACGTTGAAATTATTATTTGCCATTATTCTCCTCCTCGGCGACTTCGCAAATCGCGTCAACCCACAGCATCAATTCCACTAGCTCCAAATTTTCATAAAAGAAAACTGGCGTCGAAGTTCTCGATGCCAGTCTTACAATTATTTTACGAAGCTCCTTAGGTGAAATTTTTAACTGATCAAAAAATTGCCTACCGCCATGGTTAATTTGGAGAAGTCCACCGCTGGTAAGTCTAATATATCATCATATGTGATGCCTAAGAGTTTCGCAGCAATAGCAGCTTGATACTTCATAGAGAAATTAATCATAGGATTTACTTCCCCCGCGATACGAGCCTCTTTCTCTGCCTTTGTCAAATCATGACCGGTTAGTGAGTCAAAATCTAATTCAACTTCTTTCACAAGTTCGCCTTTGATTGTTAATTCTTTACTTAATGTAAACTTCATAAGTCCTCCTAAATGCCAAGGGCCTCACGAACTTCTTGCAAGAAGTCGGTGCCGCCAATGTTACAAATACTATTATACTTGTCGATTTCGACAACAGTTTTGTCGTTGACCGTGATTTTGATATAAATCGTCTCAAGAGTTGTAGATGCCCCTACAACAGATGCAGTTTCGAACTTTCCAAGTCCGACATTCTTAGGCATGCCTTTAACAATTACGCGTACCTTATTGATTTTGTACTCACCTGTGCTTCGGTCAATACTCTGTTGAGCTCCACGGCAGTCAAGTAATTTCGTCTTATTACCTGCTAGTGCAAATAAGTCCTTATCGAGAGTTCTCCAGGTCAATTTAGTTTCCATGCTAGAGAAATGACCTATAGTTGGACTGTCAACCTCTCCTGCAATGCCCGCACCCTTAACGGTTTCTGACATAAAGTCCAAGGATGGTAACTCAATATCACTCACACCCAATAAATCATGAGAATCCGAGTAAACTTTAAACTCGACTAACTTTTCAGGAATCATCCCATTCATTGTCTACCTCCTATTGGAATAACGTCTTATAAGCCATTGGATCAAACTCAATTTTATTCACGATTTCACGCGCAGGAACTGGTGGCGTTAAGTACGTGTAGAATGTGGCAATACCATCGATTAAATTTGTAATTGGGTTGTCCAATTGTCTAAACTCAACACGCCCTGCAATCAATGCCTCTTGGCCTACTAAACCATTCAAACGAATATTCTCACTATCCACGATAGTATCAATTAATCGTTTACGCAATGGATTGTCTACTTTTTCAAAGTACGTTTGAATGAAAGTCTGAGCATGCCAATTGAACATTTTACGAACACAGATGAAGCGATCTTTAGGATCAGTATTAGCAGGATAACATGCCATTTCATTACCCCATAATCGCCAACCGCCCACCATATTCATGGCTGTTACTATGCCTTGGCTGTTAAGGTAGTTCGCATTTTCTAGTTGCATGATAACTTCAGTACCATCTTTTAAGCATAAGCCATTGCCTTTAATTGGCTTGTTAGATGGCGATTCAAATGGAATATCTCCGTTGCTTGCTTCCACGGTACCAGCAACGCCTACGGACTGTGTTGATAGGTGGAATATCTTACTACCTAGTTTGACCATTGGCCAATAGTCTAATTGGTATTTAGACGTATAGTTGTTTGTTTTCTTCCACTCGGATGCTGCGGAGTATGACTTCACTGTATCGGTCGGAAGATCTGTGTGAGCGATTGCGGTAAACATACCGTTCACATTGGATACCTTCGCCGACATAATCGCAGCTACTTCTGGATCATGAGACCAACCAGGCGCAGCAATTTGACCAGGAACGATACTGAACTTGGAGAATACACTATTCAATGCTTCCAAGCCCTTGTAGGCACCTGTCTCGTTATCTACACCACCAATGATGTCGCGCTTAGTTACGCGAGTAGGCTCTAATTTGTCGAATGACGCATATAGATTACTAGCAGAGCTTGCGGACCCTGTTGGGATAACATGTACTAACACGTTTCCGGTATCGTCGTGCGTCACTGTGTAATCTGTGCCTTTAGTAAGTGCGCTGCCACTTGTGCTAGATTTGACTACTAACGTATCTACTAATACTGGGTCAGTGATTGTACCAACACCATTAATAACTGCTACAGATTGATTCACTGCGCTATCTTTATGCATTTTAGGGTCAAGCACGTTGACAAATACTACAGGTGCTGTTGCAAATAATGCAAATTGACTGTAGATTGCCTCGCACAACGTGTATTTCTCCCAATCGTCGGAATACCCTAGTGCTTCTACCGCTTCTTGATACGTGTAGCATAATACCGGTGTATTCACTGGCGCTGGGTTCTTCGCTAAGTGCAACGGAGCTGTACCAAAGAACACAGGCAAGCATCCTTGCGTATTGACTGGCGGAATAATTGTAGTAGGTACTTCTTGTACCCGAATACCATGATTAAACATTGCGCTCTCTAATCTCCTTCTCGTATTGTTCTAACACAATATTAAAATACACCCGTTCTAAGCTAGTTGGATTTTCCAATGCTTGGCGAGTGTCTTGGAACTTGGAAATAGGGACGAACAATTGACGGATTTCTGCCGCTTTTGTATTTGCAAAGTCCTCTACTTCTTTTGGAATTTGTTCATATACTTGGTATGTCAAAATACCGCGTGTATGCATGTTTGGCCCTAAATAGATAAGGGCTTCTGTTGGAGTATCAGCATAGGGCTTACGCACTGGTTCAGGCGTAGCTGTTGCTGTAACTTCTAACTCGTCCATGTTGCCTCCTTAAAATTCTAAATCCGTACGCCCTACATTCGGGATAACGAATTGAACATCTAATGTTGCGAAGTAAGCTGGAAAGGCTTCATCTTCTTCTACGACCCATTTAACAGGGTCGTTATATGTATATCGCTTGCAGATAATCGTGCGACTTAAGATAGCTTGACGAATATCTTCGAGGATATTCAAAACGGTAATCCAGCCTTCCATTGTATCGCGGTCTGCGGCACAAATAATGAATCGTACCTTAACCGTCGATTCTTCGTGATCCGATTCACCGTCAAGTACACGAATAAGGACGTAGTGGTCATAGGTGTTGTCTCTCATTTCCTTTTGTTTGAGGAATCCTGCCTTGACCTCTATTTCCTTTTCGTTTTCGTCGCCATCGATATACTTTTGGTTTCGTAGGACATCTTTTGTAAATCCTACTAAATCTTTCAATAATTGTACTTGCGTCATTTCCTACCTCCGATGCCCGCGAGTACACGGTCCACCTCGTGAGCGAACTCCTTATTGAGTCGTTCTTCCGTGTCTTTAACAACAGGCTCGCGTATCTCATCAGCTTTAAACATTTGCGGTATAGATGGTCCGTATCGTTCGACAACCGGAAAGCGTTTCTTGCTTTTACGGTTCACCACTGCCATATGGCCCGATTTAAACTGAGTAAGGAATGCACCCTTGATTGTCTTCGCACCGCTTCCACGTTTTACCGCAACCCTTAACGGCTTGTTGTGACTACCTTTGCGTTGGATCGCCCTAGGCAAAACCTTATATTTACTCAGCGGGATAACTCCACCTGTCGATATAAGTTCTGCCGTAAGTGATTTACGACTCGACTTGCGTAGGTCAAATGTCTTTCTAACATCGCCTACTTTTACATTGTAATTTTTAGAAATCGCCCTTGATGCGTAAGTGCGTGCGCCACGTGCTGTCTTGTTGATAGCACTATTCGCCGCCTTTTCCACACCTTTCGGGATGTCCTTCAACTTCTCCAATGCTTTGTCGATTCCTTTCAGCTCGATATTAAGCATGCTATCACCTACATTTCATTAGCGACCCACGTGATAGTGAGCACTCCCATATCATCGGCAACATTAATCACTTGCCCCAGCTTATGGTTGAGTTCAAATACTATGCCTATTGTTGGCACCTTCGGCAAGTCTTCCTTGCGAACGTTAATCACGCTACCGTAGGCATAAACGCCCTCACGGTACGCGTCTTTGCCATATTGAGGATATAGTGCTTCATTCAGCACTACATCCTGCACAATGGCACGGCATCGGTAGCCGTCTAGCATATGCCAATCGCCGTATTCATCAAGGTTTAGGAATGTCGCAATATCATCGTTGATGATACTTTTGAAGTCCATGATTACTGCATTTTAACCACGACAGTGGCATCTTTCGCCTCGGCGTCTTGCAATGCAACGCCCACTTTCACACCGTCGCCCTCAGTATTAGATACTGCGTTATCAGCTTCCTTAAAGTGAATTGGGTCGCCTGCTTTAATTGCTCCTTGACCTTTAGGCATCACGAATGCGCCTTTGATAGATACCGTGCAGTTCTCATTCGCCTGCGCGTCAGTAGTTGCCACGCCTACTAAGCCTACACCTACTTTAACAAGGTCGCCTGCTTTAATTGCTTTTGTTGCTTTCGTAGTAACTGTGTCACCATTTGAATAGAATTTACAAGCCATGTGTATTCTCCTTTCTATTTACCCGCATTTTTATAAATGCCTTTAGTATCAACTACAGTCACACCGTAATCCATGTAGATGCGGTAGCGAATACCTAATGTATCGAATGCCACTTGCGATTCAATCACAGGTCGTTGGTTGCCATTTAAGTAGGTCACCTCGATTGTATCCATTAGCATTTGGTCCGCCAAGAAGTAGTATGCATCTGTATCTAATGCATCAAGCTCCGCATCAGTGATGATTTGCAAGGAACCCATCAACGGATTTGTAACACCGTAATGTGTCGCATTAGGGTCAGAAGTAGATGTCAATAATTGACGTGCTAAGAACTCGCTCTTAGTCGGTACAATTAAGTACTTAGGTGTGATATTTAAGAATTCTTCCCCGCGTAAGTTCTTTTGCTTGCGCATAGCTTGACGAGCCTCATCGATGGTTGCCAAGGATAATGCCGCGCCAGTAGCCGCTAAGTTACCGTCTTTAGCTGTAAATTTAGCTTCGGCCAAGGCTTTGTATACCAATCGGTTGATACCGCGTTTTGCTTGCGCTGCGTACAAGGATGGGATGCGCGTTAATGCGCTCAAGTCATCGTTCACGATCATTTGACGTGTGAAGCTGAACCCACGACCGTATGTTAATACTTTCGTTTTAGCGGATCCTTCTGTCAATTCGTCTTGAACGAATTCACCGTTCTCTTTGATTTCAAGCAAGGAACCCGCTTCGGATAAGCGGTAACGAGTTGCTTCTTTAAAATCTGTATTAGAACCCACTGTAGTGAACTGCTCAAATGTTGTTTGCGCAGCTTGATATCCTTTCGCCATGGACTTATTAGCGGCAGCAGATAAGATACCCGGTAAGGAACTTGTACCAGTTAATGCCGCACGCAGCAACTCTTCTTCGCCCATGCGGTGAGTATTTGCCACGCCTTCACGCGCCAATACCTCTTCAAACATAGAACGTACACGCATACCGCGTAACTCTTGTGCACCTGGTGCCACGTTCTCTAATTGAACCCCACCACGTAACAAGATTGCATCGGACATAGCATCACGATACTTATCTTCTTCTTGTTGGCCCATTTCGAAATTAGCCTTAGGCACTTTGCGCTCTTCTACGATTGCAAGTACACTGCGTTGTGCTTCAGCTAAACTAACTCCGTTGTTAATGTAATCAGTCGCGTTCACGCCAAAATGACGGCATAATTCGCTGATATTAGACACACGTGCGCGTTCTTCTTCAATCGCGCGTAATACTACTATTTCTGCATCTCGCGCATTGTCCTCTGTGCCAGCTACTGGTGTAACTGATGGCGTCTCGCCTTGACGTTGTTGGTCAATG